GTAACAACATGGTGTGTCGACCTGGGGAGTGTTCCAGTGGTTTCTTACCAAAAAATTATAAAGACCAGTGTAAACCGTCGTATAGAATATGCGGACAAGACGTTGATATAGGTCTTCTTTCGAATTCACAACTTTTAATAAAGTGTCATAGCGGTAGTTCGGAACTTCCTGATTTTATGAGAACGGGAGAACAAAAGGGTAGATCGAGGTATGAACGTAATAAAACTAGAAGACGCGAACCACCTTTCGATCAAGGGGTACTCAGTAAGACACCTATCAAATCCTGGCCTAGACGGTGGAGTACAGACGATGAAGATGCGAAGTATATAGTTAGTTATACTATCACTTCAGCAGCCTCGTGTTTGTTATGTGCAGGTGGACTTTTTATGTGGATGGGTAAAGAATAAAAATGTAAGTGGATATTAGTATGTCCAACACTCTTCTCCAAATAACTGATATAAAAAAGGACGATCATAAAACCAAAATGGGTACATGTATAGATGATGATAAGATCAAAAATAATAATGAAGAGACAGAGAAGAACAACTGTCGACACACGGATGTTAAATTAGCTGGGTACAATAAATATTTTTACCATTTTTTAGGTAAAAATTATTGTAATACGGAACCTGGTATGAAAGATGACTGGTGTAGTTGTTATAACATAATGGCAAATAAGTGTGAGTCTAAGCCAGATATACCAGGGTGTAAAGAGACTAAACATGTTTGGTCCGATATAAATAGTCACTTATCCAAAAAGGATAAGGCACAGTTCGAAGGTATGCGTCAGTGTATCGGTAATGCGTGTGTTGGTTTCAAGTATAGACCGGAAAATTATAACAAGAATTGTGATAGAAACGTATTAATATGTAACGCCGACCTTAATGTAGGTGGTAATATAATAGGGAGTAACGTATCTATAAACCAAAATTGTAGTGTTAAGAGCGATCAAGTACCCGAACCTGTTGTTACGAGATCGAGCGAATTAGCTAAAGGAACACTCGTCGAAAAGATATTTAAGTTTGAAGAAGATAAGGAAAAAAGTCTCATCCAAAAAACATATTTTAGGTACATATCAACACTATCGTGTATGATATGTATGGGTATAGGTGGTTTTGTGGTGGTTAGTATTGCTTAAATAAAATATTTATACATAGAAATGGCGACATGTTCAGGTCAATGGAGGTTTGATAGTTCCCACATACCTCACACGGTTTCGGGTGTATGTCAAACAGATAGTCTCGATACAACTGCCATGGAGTATTGCGATACGTCAGATGGTATGAATAACGATTGGTGTGCGTGTTATAATACAACCGTAGAAGGTAGGTGTGATACTAAGCCAAATATACCAGGGTGTAATGAAACATTAGATCTAGCAAATGAATTAAAAGATAGTTTAACGAGCGAAGAAAGAAAACAACTCGATGGTATGCGTCCGTGTTGGAAAAGTGTGTGTGCGGGTAATAGATACATGCCAGATGAGTGGGATAAAAATTGTAACAAATCGGTCGTTATATGTAATAGCAAAGTCGATGTTGGTGGTTCAATTTTAGGGAGTAGTGTAAAAGTTAATCAACACTGTGTTGATGAAAATACAGAAGGTAATCCACTATCGACTACTATAGGTACGACTGATTATACACCAGGTGAGGCCGACGAAAAAGAAAAGGAAAAAAAAGTATCGGAAAATATCGAAAAAGTTTTTAAATTCGATGAAGATAAAGATAAAAAAGTATACGAAAAAAGGTACGTACAAATAATGTTAATTGTTTTGGTATTAGTATTTGTATCTTTACTCGGACTCGGTATAATTGTTATATAAAATCACATTTTTTATTACAAATAATATATAATTCTATAGTAATAAACAATGGGAGGCGGTTGTAGTCGTGAAGATCACCCCGAAGGTGGTTATGTTTTTCATTATAAAGATACAAAATCAGCATTCAACGCAGCTCGACATCCGATGGAACACCACTTGTCCGGTGGATCCACGGTAAACGCATCGTTTCCGTATGTTACAAACAAAAAAATGGAAATGGATGGAGGTGCTTTAAGAACGAGTAGTGATTGTGATGGTTGGAAAACCGATGATCTGGATTCGATTTTTATACACACACAGCATTTTAAACCTGACCGTGCCGTTCTTTATCTTACAGGTAGGGGTAAAAGTGGTAAAGAAACTCTAATGCTTACACCTGATTTTGGAAATGGGTGGAAAAATGTTCCCGACGCTTGGATGAATTTCTTCAATAATTATTACATTAAAAAGAATCATTTTGCTGCAGAACCAGGACCAGATGAGGTATATATAGATAAGTTTATAAATACACATAGGACCAAACATTGGTTATGGGACTATGATTTTGTGAGTAATAAACGAAAAATTATAAATGAATTTTGTCCGGAGGCAAACGAAGAGAAATCCGGGTGGACGGGTAAGGGTTGGGGATGGTTTAGATTTATATACGATAGAGAAGCTATAGAAAAGTTACATAAAAAACATGTTACGGTTAATAGTCCTCAATTTAAAGGTGACTGGGGAAAATTAGCAAAAAAGTATTGTGATGCAGATATAAATGCTAGAATAGAACATGTTGTTGGTACAGGGACGGTGGAAAAAGCGGACGGTACAGATACAGCCTTAACGTGTTTAGCGACAAACCAAAGTTATGGTGATACATTTTGTAGAACGGGTAACAATATAGAAAAAACTATATGTAGAGCGTATGACGATTTTGAACTCGTTGCGAGTCAGTATTGTAAAGAGAATAGAGAAAGACCATTTTGTGGGTGTGCCAATGCAGTCGAAATTGATTTTTGTGATAATAAGGGTGATGAACAGAGTAAATATCCCGGGTGTGCTGAAACTCAAGATCTGTGGAAGGAAATCAATAACGGTTTGATGGATCGCGATAGAAGATTTTTCAAAAATAGACGTAAGTGTCATTATAACGTATGTGATTCTTCGAGGTACCAACCAACCGGGTGGGAAAATGGGTGCGATGCATCATACGTTGTATGTACAAATAACGCTAACATAAAAGGTGACTTGATAAATAGTAATTATTCGGTCACGCAAGATTGTAAAATTAACACATTCGGTGAAATGGAATTTGACGGTGATGTAGGTAAAAGAACTCCCGAAAATATATTTATTGACGATGCAACTAAAGAAACCAAACTTTTTGAAAAAATATTTGCAGTCGAGGGCGAAAAACACGATGCGTGGTATGAAAGGCGAATGTACCATATCATGTCATCCTCGTCTTCATGTATTATTGCTATACTAATGGGTATGGGTTTGATAGTTATTTAAAGAAAAAACATACGTTATGAATATAAGAATGTGGTGTTGGTGGTGTTGTCATACATTCGAAGGTGTACCTTTGAGTATGCCATATAAACACGATGAACGGCGTAATAAGTTTTATACATCGGGTAATTTCTGTTCGTGGAGTTGTATGAAAACATACGCGATTGATAAGTACGGGTGTAATCGAGGCGGACTTATATGCGGTAACATGGTCATGATGCGTCGTAAACTTTTCGATAAGATAGGACAGATAAAAAAAGCGCCACGAAGACAGAGGTTAATCGAGTTCGGTGGTGACATGACTATAGAACAGTTTAGAGAAAATAGTAACATTGATAAAGAAATACCTAAAGAAATAGACACTGAACCTGTGCGTGATATAGTTATACCCGTACACGATAACACAAAGAAGATGAATGATATTAAAATAGCAACGGGTAAAAATGAAACATTACGTTTGAAAAGAGAAAAGCCTCTCAAACGAAACGAAAATAATTTAGAATCTGTTTTAGGATTAGTCATTAAGCCCAAATCCTAGTTTCCGTCTTTGTTTGTTCGTTGGAACAGATTTTGGTAAGTGTAGATCTCTATAAGAATTTATCCACTTCGTACCATCGTATGCGATCCATTTTATATCGTATTTTTCTATAAGTTTTCTACACATAACACACGGTAGTGATATACCGTCACCGTAACTGGTTTTACGACGTATCACTAAAGTTCCGCATTTTCTATTAAACCATGATGCAAATTGGTGATTTTTGTATCCTTTTTTCAAAAATTCACGTTTTAAATTAGTTATTATACGTCTTTCAGCACAACATATACAATCACTTTTAGTAACTTTTGATAATTTGGTAGTATAAGTTGTCACTGTTGTGAATGACATTTATTTATACGAGCGAATTATTTTTAATATCGTTACAATTATTACACACATTTCCGGAATATACGAATGAACAATAGGTACACTCGTTTAATGTTTTAATATTTCGTTTAACGAGTTTATTTTGAGAATACATAATTAAATCCTTAACGGTATAAATTCCATACATTACCATTGTTTCTAAATTTGGAAACTTCATTTGTATTTAACATACGCATAAAAACTTTATGTTATATTTTAACCAGACAAGCATCCAAACATTTTTTTACAACCAGCACTCGTTTTTAACATGAGTGCAAAACTATCAATCATACCGGGTACCATAGCTTTTAAAAGTGTTTCAAATTCGGTATCGGTATCACCTTCGTCAATTTGTTCTATGATTGAGAAAATCAAATCCATGACGAGCTCTTTCTTATCCGGACCGGAAATAGTCTTAAGGTTATTTGCTTGGAGCATAAGTGTAGACACCAAAACACATACGTTTTCCTTTGTGATGCGTTTACCCTTATACCTTTCTACAATTTTTCTCATTTCTTGTGCGACTTCCTTAGACTTTTTTGATTTGGAATCATAGTTTGCAATAATTTTTTCCGGTGGTGTTGACATTTTATATAGTTATATGAATTAATTTCTTTAATTAATGTAATGGACACAGACGATAAAATCGCTTTTGTTGCTATAGTTATTGGTTTAGCTCAGATGGTCATGTTAGTGAATAAATTAACTAATACCGATGATATTTCATATTACAGTGTAAATTATGTTGTAGCTGGTATAGCTGCTAGTATACTTTGGATCATATATCAATATAGAAAAGGTGCTAACTTTTCTGTTGTATATTCAACAGCTGGTTTATTTATTGGTTTGTATATTTTGCAAAGGATATTAAAGGAGAAAAAAGATAATAAAAAAGAATAAAATGCAATCTATATTAAGAACCACGAATACACACTTATCTACTATTAAACTACCAAAACGTAAATCTTCGAGAAAATTATCTTTAAAAACGCGTGCTTCTAAAGATGGTGGAGGTATAAATTGGAAATATGTCGAAGCGGTTAATGGACGTGCTGCAATGTACGGAACGATTCTCGGTGGAGCTAATTGGGCGCTTACAGGTTTAAATGTTATCGAACAAACACAATTTTTACCACTTAAGTTATTGGGTCTCGGTTCTTCTTTGATAGCCATAGGTACAATGACAGATGCCGTTGGTAAGTTATCAGAGGAGGATTTCGAAACGTTCGCGTTAATTAATACGGGGCGTGTTGCTATGGTCTGTTTTTTCGGACTTGTTGCCGCTGCTATTGCCGGTGTCTAACATATTAACATCCGTATTTGATAAAATGTACGCTAAAAAGTGTACCATTTTTATTTTTTCATTTAGACTAAATGTTCCTGCCCTACGCATCACGTGGGCCAAGAGCATTAGCATTAAATGTATGGATTCGCATACTTCCATATATATTATTTGTTTATTTTAAATTGCCCCCGTGTTACACGTTCACGTTACGACTCTGTCTGAAAATCCAAGCGGGGCCAGCAATGAGTACAAAGAAGTACAAAGCTACACCAATTCCACCAAAAGTTTTAGCCAATTGATCTTTATCACCAACTTCGCATTCTTTTGCGAGAGCTAAAGTCATGGCCGAACCGATGGCACCCATGATACAATACAAAGAGGCTAGTAACATTTCCTGTGTAGATGTACCCAATACTCTTTGGATCAATAAAATAAATGGTATAGCTGTACCTAAAGTCACTGTATGACTCAAATACATTTTAATATTTTTCCATTTTTCACTTGACTGCATATCTTCACATCGTTCGAATACTTTTATACCGAGACCTGATATAGTTGCGTATACACCAGCCAATACAACTGTAAGACCTACTAATTTCCAAGTCGGTGTTCGTTCACTGTTCATTTTTTATTGTAGACTGAGAAAATAATATTTTCCAAATCATATTTTGGTTTCCAATTTTGTACGCGTTTGTACGCGTCAAATTCCTTTTCTTTTTTGTATGGTTTGTAAAACTTATTCGATACTTTTATAACAATTTTGTTATCGACCATACCAACTTCGTTTATATTCTCACCTTTCCATGTTATTTGTTTACCCATATATTTTAACGTGAGTTCTATCATTTCGCGTATCGTGTGTTTTTGCCCTGTTGATACTACATAATCACCCGGTTCTTTATTTTGTAATATTAACCACATAGCTTCGACGTAATCTTCGGCGTGTCCCCAATCCTTGTACGTGTCGATATTACCGACCTCGACGTGTTCAATTTCACCTAACATAACCTTTTTTAAACCGTTTATTATCTTTGGTGTTACGAACTTTTCATTTTTATAAGGAGATTCGTGACTGAATAATATACCCGAGGATACGTGAAACCCGTGTACGTTTCTATACATTTTTACAATCAGATCTGCGGATATTTTTGAAATACTATAAATGGTATCCGGGTTATGTAGAGTTTCTGAAGAAGATGCCTGAAATATTTTACATTTTTCAATTAATTTTAATTCTTTTACGACCTCTAAAATTGTAAGTATACCAATGGAATTAACGTGAAACGTTTCTATAGCGTTACTTACTTTTAGACCTGTATTTACCTTAGCGGCTAAGTTGTATATTTCAATATTTTCAAAATCTTTGTATTTCAATAAAAGTTTATAAAATTTTTTTTTATCTAATACATTGATTTTGTAACCTTCGACCGTGTATTTTTTCCTATGTAAAAACTTTGATAAATATTTACCATCTTGTCCTAGATACCCTGTTATTATGGCAACATTCATTTAAAGAATAAATGTATAATATCTTTAAATGAAAGTTGATATTTCAAAAGGTGAATTAATAGATAAGATTACTATTCTTGAAATTAAAATGGATAGAATAAAAGATGAAAATAAATTAAAAAATATCAAGAATGAACTTGATATATTATATAAACTTGAGTTTGATACCCAACATAAGGGACCCATGAAAGATGTAAATGTAAAGATATGGGATTGTGAAGAACTTATACGTAAAATGAGTATGGAAAATCCACTTTACCAAACTGATATTCCAATTCGAAATCAATTTATTCAATGTGCTATAAATATTCATATATTTAACGACGAACGTGCGCGTATTAAAAAACTTATCAACGTAGAAACTGGATCGGAAATTGTGGAAGAAAAGAGTTTTTTTTAATCTACAAACGTCCAAACGTGATCGCTAAATACGGTTTTCACAACATCTGGTGTGTAGTATAGATGCGCAACATTCGTATGAAAAAAATTAGTTTTTTTATTACCTAATTTCATTAATTCAATCATCCAGTTATACGAACTGTTCATACAGTGTACTTCCTTAGCATTTTCGATTAACCATATATAACTAAATATATTAGGGTTATCGCACTGGAAAATTTCGTCTTTTTTGTTTATTAGTTTAGCGTGAGGTTTGTATATAAACTTGTCAGTTTCCACGTTTATATACCTATTTCTTTCTGGATCGTCGTGTACAAATATATAATCTTTTGACGGTGGATTAATTTGTATAGAGCTATCTCTCATTACCTTAAATTTCGTATACATGTATAACGGATTAACTTTTGCTTGGAGGTAAACGCCATGAGCCCAGTTAACTGATTTTGTATAAGAAGACCATATTGTATCATTCATACCATACGTTGCGAGTGGTATAACTTTACTATTTTTTGGTATTTTAGAACGAATTTCGTTTGGATTCGTATTGTTTAGTGGTATGAGTGTAACCTTATCACATATATCTCTATACATGAATTTTACTGATTCTTCGTGTGTACTTTTAATAAAAAGATTTACGTGATTAGTTTCTGCGAAATGTCTTACCATTCCATTAAGCATGATTTGATCACCTAAACCTAGATGGTGTAGAATTGTTATTGACATTATATATAAATATGTTTTTATAACTTTAAGCTTTCGATTATAGATGTAAATAATCTCTCTATCATATATTTGGTAACAAATTGGCTATTTCCAACGTATACACCGTTACAGTGTAATATATCAGCATTCGGTGCCATGCACGTATCTTTCCATTTATGTAAAAATGGGTGTTTCAATAAATTTCCAGAAACAATTGGTCTATGTTCTACACCCAAATCGTTTAAAGCATGGATAACGGTGGGTCTATCGTCCCTATTCTTACACACGATTGGGAATGCATACGAACTGTTTGAACTATCGGTATCTGGTATATAAAAATGATCTTTATAATGAATGAGTTTCGTGATAAAATATTCGTAATTATCTTTACGTATTTGAATATTTTCATCGAGACGTTTGAGCTGTTCGATTCCTAGAACTGCATTGATTTCGGTATTTTTAAAATTGTACCCATCGGTTAAGAATAAGAATGCGGGGTTTATATCCGGGTATTGTGACGTAACTTTATCGTAATTTTCGGGTAAAAGGTGACGTGCACACCCGTGGTTCCTCTTGAGTCTCATAAGTTCGTAAAGTTCGGTATTATTCGTACACACCATACCACCTTCGATCGTAGTCATGTGATGTCCGAAATAAAAACTGAATGTTGACCCTGTACCATGTCCTCTTTTTCTACCGGACGGTTCTTTTACGCCGTGAGATTCGCATATATCTTCCAAAAATATAGCGTTTGGATACTTTTCTTTGAGTATATCCATTGGTGCATTAAATCCGAGTAAATGTGTTACGAATACGATTTTTATATCGTTATCGACCGGTAAATTTTCAGTGTCAAAACTATAATCTTTCAAGTTTATATCACAAAAAACTGGTTCGAGACCTAATTGAAATACTGGTGCTACATTTGTAACCCATGTACACGCGGGTACAAGTACTTTAGACCCATCTGGTATTTTATAGTGTTCTTTTACGGCTGATAAAAGAAGTGTATTCGCTGTACTGCCGGATGTAACGAATAAAGAATGTTTACACGTGAGCCATTCACACCACTTTTTTTCAAATTCTGCAACTTTTTCACCACACGTAAATTTATCTGTTGACGCTATGAATTCGATAAGTTTTATCTTATCGGATTCAGTAATAGCACTTTTCATTAAAGGCCAAAACATATTTTTATAAGGAAATGGTTTATAGCTTTAAGTTTGTAAAGTTTTGTAATATTCATCTTGTTTAGTCATTCTCTCTACAGTTTTAATATGATATAGGGCTATTTCTGGAGATTCACTTATTTTTAATATTTCATTCGTACCTGTAACTATTTCGTGTAACCCCTTCGACCATTTAATCTCTGGTGTATTTTTATATATTCGACCCTGGTAATCCGGCCAATTTATCCAACCACAATTATTTATTTTAAAACTAAGTTTTTCTAACCATTTTTGTGTAAACCCTGGACATATGTTAATTCTTGGTATGTATATGAGTTCACACTTATTTTCATGTATAACCGATTTTATATTTTTAATGAATAATTCCTGTGGCATTTCATCGGCATCGATAACAAATATATAATCACCTTTACAAACGCTATTGTGAAAGTTTCTGTGATCTGAGAAATTACCACAAAATGGACGTTCAGAAACACTTATATCTTTTTCAAACGTTTTTAATACATCACGTACTTCGTCTGTAACATTTTTAGTATCAACAAGTACATTTATTTCGTCAATTGGTTCTTTTACCTTTTTCAGAAACGAAATGAGGGAATACAATTCATTCGATTCGTTACATACAGTTATTGCATACGATATACTTAACGTTTTGTATGAAAAATAATTTTTATTTATTTTTTCTAAATCTCTTAAGATTTTCATATTATTTAGAGTGTGACTTTGTGCGGTTGTATTTGAGTCTTTTGCTGCAACATGGTGGAGTGCATTTTCATCGAATCCGTATTCGAGTTGTTTTAATTTACCGAGGTTACACTCTTTTGTAAAAATAGTTCGTCTTTTAATACCGTGTTTTTCAAGTAAGTTTGATATTAACATATCATCATTCCATGTAATACTTAATAGTTCTCTAAACTCTGGGAGTATTGTACGAAGCCACTCTGTTTTATACATACACGAACCATAAGCTTCTAAAACATCAACAGGTGGTTCCACGTGACTTCTTGGGTACTGTCCTTTGAAATATGTATCAAAGTTAAACCCTGATAAACCCCATACACTTTCAGGTTTATTTTTATTAAAATTTTCAATTAAATGAATTATTAAATCGGTTTGGTATATCGTGTCGTCATTAACAACTATGAGTATATCGGCATCACTTTTTTTAATAATAGGAGCAAAAGCTGATGTACCCGGACCCAGATCTTCACAATCCGTATTGATTATAACTTTAGGTCCAAAATTTTCGTATGGAAAAATCCCATCCCAATTCGGAAACCTATTGTATTTTTTGGGTATGTTAACCCATATTTCATCAAAATTTTCAAGTTTTTTCAAATTTTCTATATAATCTGTTATGTATTGGAATCTAGGTGGTATAGTGGTAAAGCTGAGTATTGTTTTCATGTAATATTATTTAAAGTTTATTCTATAAGCTGTATTAGTTACAAAAAAAATAATATCACGATAATATAATGCTCGGTACTGAAATAGAACATATTGATGGTCTTAGTACGTCCAACACAGACAATATGGCTGAACTTGAAGATATTTTAAAGTATTGTCAAGTGGGACGAGATCAATGTTCTAAAGTCGTTATGGATGAATACACAGCCTGTGATAAGATAAGTAAAGAGGTGATAGTTTGGTATTCGCATAATAAAAAGGTACTCAAACAGATGAACGATTGGGCTTTACTTTATAAAGATGAATTTATAGAATATGAAAATAAGGTGAAAGAAGTTCAGAAACGGTTAAAAAAATTAAAAAAAGATGTAACTACTAATACATCTTAAGAATTTCGGCAACAGCAGGATGTCGCAAGATGTCATCGTTCTCCATAGTGACATGTTCGATATAGTTTAGGTTTAAACCGTCTATTCTATTTACAAGGTCTTCGAGACCACTTTTATCACCTAGATCACTTTGTTTTAAATCACCTGTTATTACCAATTTTGTATTTTTACCAACCCTTGTTAATAACATTTTCATTTGATTACATGTACTATTTTGCATTTCATCAGCAATTATGTATGCATTATCAAATGTTCTCCCACGCATAAAACCCAGGGGTTCTATATGTACATGATGTTCAAGTTGCCCCCGCGTTAAATAATTCTCGAATACATCTACCATTGGTCTCGTCCATGGTTCCATTTTTCTTTCCATTTCACCTGGAAGGTATCCCATATCCTCATCAGCACCTACTATTGGACGTGTTAATACTAATCGATTAATATCTCTATTCATTAAACTTTCAGTTGCTAATTGACATGCCAGCATAGTTTTACCTGTACCCGCCGGTCCCGTCGCTATTATAATAGGTTTATGGGACTGTAATACCCTCATGTATTTACACTGACCAGGTGTTTTGGGGAAGTTCATGGTTTAAATTACTTAAGGTTTTTTTTCTAAATAATTATATATGACATACAGCAATACATTAAACCCGTATTTTCATACTATTAGACATAGAAATGTTAAAAATAGAAAAACAATAATTACTAGATGTCAATCAGGTCCTAATTATGCATACTCTGATCAGAATTTTGAAGATGTTAATACGATGTTAGTAAAATATTTTACATTTAGATCTGTACAATACACAATAGGTCAAGTTTATGAAACGGATCCATCTCTCATGAAACTGGAATTTAACTGGTTAATTGATTTTGCAAACGAGAATAAACCAAGTTCGGGTGATCCTTTTATAGAAGCTCTATATGATGCAGGGAAACCCGAGCTTGCAAATAGAATAATGACGAATAGAGATGGGTTAATGAGGCAATGGATACATGAAATAACAAGCACGGGTGGTTTAGATGCAGGTATAGCAATGACTAAACATAATATGAATTTGTCGATAAAACAGTTAGATAAATCACTTAACCTGTCTATAGAACCAAGTAGGTCTTTGGATGAAGTATAAAGATATATTGGTATAATGTAATATGAAGTTTTATTTTATAGGGATTTTAAGAGGTGGGTATACAACAATAACTGATCCAGAAGGAAAACCGCGTATCATTTGTTTTAGTAATAAAAAAATTAGTAAAGAATGTATAAATTATATGAGTAAATACCGTTCAACTTATGGCGTATGGCCGGATATGAATTTGGAAAAACCAGTTTCGCGTATAAATCCAGATAAAACTATTAAAAAAAGAACATATGAAGATATAAGGAAATATATTTTCACGGAACAAAAGGTAAAGAGTCAGCTTGATGAAATGTCAACTAGATCGGGTGTTTCTTATTTTTATTGTCATTATTTTGACTATAATAATGATTTGTTACGAATATCACTAACTGGTCAGAAAATAGACGGTGAAATAGATGATAATTATTATAAAACATGTTTGGATACAAGGTTAAAGAATGTATAAGTATTTATAATATAAATGTCGTTTGTAAAGGAGTTTGATCCTAAAAAAGAAGATCACGTGTTGTGGTTGCAAAAAATTGATACAATTATGGTGAATGCTATAGATCATACGAAAGGGAGTTCTGATATGATGAAAGTTGTTAATGAGAATCCCATGGGAATTACCATGAAAAACCCAATGGATTGGGCTCAGTCACATTTTCAATTATGTATGAAATATTCACAGGCCGTTCTCAGAGGAGTAGCTCATATTCCTACTCAGGGGGCGACTGATTAAACTCGAATACGACCGTGTTCTGGGTCTTGATTCTCTAGTTAATCGATTGTATTCTTTTAATGTAAAGTCCTGTGGTTCTGAATATTCATCCATCCTTATGAGTAGTATTTTACCTAAAACTAGAATGTTCGTGAAAGGTCTAGGTAATTTATTTTGGTTTAATGGAAGTTCAAACATTGATTCAGAACACTTAATTATAACAACGTCTTCATCAGGCCATTGTCCTACAAAGGATGCTTTTCCTTTTAATATTTTAAAAATTTCATTCTTTTCAGGAGAAATATCTATATCTATTTCTTTTATATTATTACGTTCCTCGTTTATTAAAATAGCACGAGTCATCTATTCTATACGAATAAAAAAAGTTGCTTTTTAATAAATGAATACATTAATTAAACTTTCAATTGCTCTTATACTTGTATATGTAATATTATACAGATCCGATTTATACACAAACATTGTTTTAGATACACCCTGGAAAGAAACGCGTAATAAACCGGTTACGACATCAGATCCATTCAATATGTGTTCTCCAGAGTCATTTTCTGATTGTAAAAAAAATAAAATGGAACTCCTAAGTAGATATTAAATTTCTATAAATTTATTAAGTATAATGTTATCATCTAGAGAATATGCTTTACAAAAATATGCTGATATTATGGGTTTGGATATAGATAATAATATCGTCAAAAATATGGAGTTGTGTACTTGGAACTGGGCGTTTCGAAGAAGTTCTGAATTAGGCGATGTACCTGCCACAAATAATCGTTATCACGTAGGGAGATATAAACAAAAGTTTTTGAGTATGATGTATAATTTAAAAAAATCACCCAATCTTAAAGATAGAATTTTAAAAGGTGAACTAAAAACATCTGCTGCTATTAATTTATCCCCACAAGGTTTATGGCCCGATGGTCCACATGCAAAAATGACAGAAAAAATAGCCGATATAGAAATGAAAAAACTACACGCTGCTAATTACATGCACGATAAGGACTATAAAGGGTTATTTAAGTGTGGTAGATGTAGAGGATACAAAACTACCTTTTACCAAATGCAAACGCGTAGCGCTGATGAACCAATGACCGTATTTATTACGTGTCATACGTGTAATATTAGATGGAAATCCTAAACGATTTTTATTTTTATTCCGTATTTTGTATACGTTAGATCCGTATCTTGATCTCCTACTGATAAAATATAGTTATAACCAGTTTGTTTTTTTACGTTACCTTTATTGAATGCCGGTGTTATGTAAAGTTCGTCATATATTATATTGTGTGTTTTCAATTGAAATATAGTGAAGTAACGCGATATTATAGAAAATGGTCTAGCTGTTATAATAATAATTTTATACCCTAATTTTTTACTATAATTTAACAATTCAATCATTTCCGTATTTGCACTTCCGTTTGTAAAAATAAGAGTATCGTCTATGTCAAACATAACTGCATCTTTTTCGTCAATAACTCTATTTTTAAGAACGTTCTTTATTTTCATATTTAATATACTTTAAGAATTAAAACATAGACTTTTTACTATGGAAAATCAAATTGTTGATATTGAATTCGAAGATGGTATTTCGTCTATTGCACAAATACGTCAGGATTTGGGTTCGGAATACCTAGTTTCTATTCTGGATTATTCTGGGTACGAAACGTGGGATTTTGACGAAGATCTTATAAATGTACCAAAAGAAAGTGTTTCTGGGTTTTATGATACCACTAATCTTGAACATACGGGACTTTACGAACAACTTAGAAACGGGTCGTACACACTCGTCGATCACTCTGACGATGAATATGTATTACCCGATGATGAATCAGTCGATTCATGTTCGGAGGTTAGTCTCGACGATGAATTTTAATATCGTGTAGTAGTAAAATGAAAGATACGTATATATTATTATCAGCAACTTTTGCTTTATTGATACTCTATACATTTATGTATGATCCAAAACAGGAGGCGTACTGCGGTATGTGTGCGGGTAAGTAAAATCTCAGGGTATAATAGAAATG